CCTATCTTTTTCGATTCAGATGGAAGAAGTCCAGAAGCATTGTTTTATGACAATCGTGCTTTGGCAAATAATAGTATGCCGTTTTGCTCTCGAATCTTAAAGGCAGAACGATTGCAAAAGTTTTACAAAGATGGAGATACGCTTGTATTTGGTATCGGGGCTGATGAACCACATAGAGCAAACAGACTTGTCGGAGTTTATCAAATAGTTGCCGTAAAAACTGGAAAATGGGCGAAGTTGTCATTTCCACTTATCAGAGAGAACACGACAAAACAGCAGATTGACGACTTTCTAAAAGAGGCAAACATTCAAGAACCACTCCTCTATAGATTGGGATTCCTACATAATAACTGTTCTGGAGGGTGCGTTCGTGCAGGAAAAAAACATTGGAAACTTCTTTATGAGAAACTTCCAGAAGTCTATGCAGAACGAGAACGAGTAGAACGGGAAATGAGACAATATCTTGGTAAAGATATTTCATTCTTCAAAGATGAAACTCTTGAGGCGTTTCGTGGGCGGATAGAACGGGGGGAGTTGTCATCATATTATGACACGGATGATGAAAAAGGAGGATCCGAAGTTTTTTCTCGAAATGAATCCATTTCCTTATAAGAATGACTTTTTTCTTGAACTGATTAAAATTGCACCAATAATTATTCTTTCAGCGCCATCGAGAACGAATAGAGAGATATGTGTTTTACACAAAAGAGCTTGGATTGATATGCACTTATTTCACACAACCCCGGCTATTTTTGAAAGTAAAAAAGAAAAATATGCTGGCTCGGGAAAGGTCTTGATCGATGATAAAGTTTCGAATGTTAGCGCTTGGATAGAAGCGGGTGGGCTTGGGTATGTCTTTGATGATCACAAAAAGTGTCTTCAGTGGATAAATAAACTTTGAGGCTCTTTTCTTTAATAAGAGATTTTTTAACAAAGGGGGATTTATGGAACTAGAAAAGCTGAACTTAGACAACATTTGCAACGGCGCTGCGAAGGAACTTTTCGAACGGGAACTTGAGAAAGTCATGGAAAACATTGACGATCCCAATATACCTGCTCAAAAAGAACGCAAAATCAACCTTGAATTCTCTTTCAAGCCAACAGAAGGGAAAGAGTATTTGGGAATCGAGATGAGATGCAACAGCAAGCTTGTCAGCGTTGCTTCGGTACCTTGGGGCGCACATCTCAGTTGTGACAATGGAAAGCTCGGGGCGTTTTGCTCAAAGCAGACTCAGCCGACAATGTTTGATAACGTGACACCAATCGCGAAAGAAGGGGAGAATAATGCTTAAAGAATTCATTGATCGGATCCTTGATATCGATCGAACGCCCAATTACTATTCTTTCAATGAAAAAGAAACTCTTGAAAAGGGTAACTCGGTCTTTTGTGATACCAAGCTTCATGAAATAGTTACACACAGGCATAGACCGGACGCCTTAAAATTCAATACCTTAAGCGGCATTATTGACTTTTTGAACCTGAATAAAGATAACCTCCCAAGGGAAAATCTTTACGCTCATGTAAAGGATTATCGTACTGTTGAGCTTATTGGGGTTCTTGATGATCGAAAGACCCGCGAAGTTTACGCAACATCTGAATATGATTCAGAATTGTTTGGGTTTAAGTTCAATAGATTCTATGACACCGAAAGATTTATCATCGAGCTTCATTCGAGTTTTGCTGATAAAGGACACAGAAATCAAATAATCAAAATGGTGTCCAGTCTTTCGGCAAGCGGGATTACGAAAACTGATGATGATGGTGTAAGTCAAAAGGTAACCGTCTCTAAGGGTGTTCACTTAAAGGCCGAGCACAAGGTTCAGAACCCGATCATCTTGGCCCCATTCTTGTCATTCCCTGAAATCGACACTCCAGAAGGCAAGTTTGTCTTTAGGGTAAGACAGACAGAAGATGAAGAAGAGCCAACAGAATGCACATTATTCGAAGCTGGCGGCGGAGCTTTGAGGTATGACACAATCATTGCGATTGCAAAATATCTCAAGGAAAAGTTACCGAAGGAAGTTGGCGTTATTGCTTAAACTTTGTGCTCCGATCGATGATAGAACAGATAAATGTCTTAATAACTTCAGAAACGCGATGATGTCTTTGGTTACATGTCAGCTTGATAAAGAGAGAATATTACTTTTGGTAAAATTATCAAGTGAATTCAAGAGAATAACATATAATTTGGCAAAGAAAGCCGGAATTAATTTAGATGGCGAAGAAAGAGACACTTGAATATAAAGGTCATACGATTGAAAAGATACCGGCTTGCACTGGTTGGAAATGGATTGTCTTCGTCAACGGGACAAAGCGCATTCGATTGCCATCGAAATATGATTGCTACGAGAAGGTAATCGCTTATCTCGATAGCATAGAGGAATAAAATGAAATATTTTAAGTATCTTAAGTATGTTTTGCGCCATAAATGGTTTGTCTTTGTCGAGTGTTTCAAGAGAGGATTGATTTGGCGCGGGCTTGTTCATGATCTTTCAAAGTTTCATCCATTCGAATTTATTTCATATGCAAGATGGTTCAATGATGACATGGGCTTTAAGTTCATGAATGAAGAATGGGATGATCATAAATACTGGACAAATGAAACTCATCATAAAATAAGAAGAGATTTCGAACTTGCTTGGCTATTTCACCAAAAGAAAAACAAACACCATTGGCAATATTGGATTTTGCTTGAAGATGGCGGCGATAAGAAGGTTTTGGATATGCCAGAAATCTATATGATTGAAATGGTCTGCGATTGGATTGGAGCAGGAAAGGCAATCCACGGTAAAAACGATACAAAGGATTGGTACAAGAAGAATTGGTACAAAATGACGATGAGCGAAAAGACAAAAGAATATGTTGAAAAGTTAATCAACGATCATGCGGAAAAAAGCAAATGACAATTAATTATATTGCTTATTTAATAGGCTGTTTGATAATTATTTTACCCCTAATACTGGTTAATATTTGGGCAAACGAGGTTTACAATAGTTTGTATTTTCCTTTTATGTATCTAATATTCTTAATTATTCTCGTCGAATGGTCGGGGAAACGAAAAGAAAGGGCATCACGCAGTGAAAAAAGTAAAAAGAATTAAATTTGAAATCGACCGTCTTCTTCTCACAGAGCTATTCAGATTCCCTAAAGCCTTAACAGAGGATGGTATAGAACTAAGAGAAAAGACGATTGTGCTATACTTCAAAGGAGAGGATCTCCCAGAACAATTCGAGGTTGATTTACCGACAGCGGCTCATCAGGTCAAACCGGTTTATGACACTGTGATATCACCAATCTTCAAGGGGTTTCAACTTGTCGATCCCAATCAAAAAGAAAAAGATAACTAAGGTCGATGGCGGAGTAAAGATAAAGCATATCGAGCTTCTATGCCCGAAATGCGATAAGAGGTTTCTTTGGACCCCTGACATTTACACCGCCATTTGCATATGGTGCGATTATAATTATCGTTGGAAGCATCCGTCTCATGATCTCTTGCCGAAGAAGAAAAAGTATAACCTCATTCACCCATTCTTAAAATAAAATTTCTCTAAACAATTCAACGCATACTTGAAAATCGTAAATACCTCATGCTAAGGTTTATTTGAAACCAAGCGATAAAAAGTTAGAATAAAGCATGGGGTATATACGTGAATCTCGCAGATTCCATTATGGAGAAGATAAAGCGCTTTGAAGCTGACACTGGGCGCTATCCCTACTGCATTGTGCTCGGGCAAGCGACGTTTCGCCGTCTGTGTGACGATATCGACGTGTTACGCACATCAACCATGAAAAAACCAAAAGAAGAAGATAAAACCAAATCAGTTTTCACTTTCAACGGAATAACAGTCGTGCTTCTCGAAAATGTAGATGTTTTCATTGGGTTAGGGGAGGTTGATATATCGAGAACCCTTGAAAATGACAGAGGTAAGGCTGGGGGGATGGTTAATTAATGAGCAAAGACAAAGAGGTTGATGAAGCTAATCTTAACCGCAAAGACACAATAAAACTGGTAAAAGAGCGGGTTAAGATCGAAAGAGAAGAGAAGAAAAATGATGTTAAGTCTATCGTTGAACTTGACGCCGTTGACCGTGAGATTGCAAACCTTCTTATCGAGTATCCTAGCCTCCCAAAAACCAAGATAGCTGAGATAGTCGGGATTGCTAGAAAGACGCTCTACGTTCGAATGGCGAAGCCGGCTTTTCAGAAGCTCATGCGCGAATGGTATATGCCAGAAGAAGGTCTTAAGAAAGAGATCAAAAACGATGCGCTGAGAAGACTTCGAAAGATCATTAAGCTTGGGGCTGATGAAGTCGCATTAAGAGCATGTCAGTTTATCCTAAGCGCCGATTATGACAAATCAACTCTTGAGATCAGCGGAGTTCAAGAACGTATATACAAAGTTCAGTTTGGTGATGGCGGTCAATTATATCAAGAGGTTATTGACGTTAAGGCGGATGTCGAGAAGAGAATGCAGTCAACAAATGCGATCGATATGCTGAAAGCCTTACCGGAAAATCAGAAAGCCGCGGCAACAGGAACAGACGGTCAGAATGTCGAGAAGAAGGCAAAGCCTGTTAAGAAAGAAGAAAAGAAAGAGCCGCCCAAGGAACCAAAGAAAAGAGGAAGGCCGCCCGGCCCCCCAAAGGAAAAGCCCAAGAAAGAACCAAAGCCAAGAGGACGAAAGCCAATACAACCGATAACAAAGGATATTGATATTTAAGGGTCAAGGAATGGACCAGAAGATTGTAATCCCGAAGCCGCATACACCGAAGCAGGATATTATCATGCGTTGCTTCTTTATCCCTGGTCTTCTGGAGTTGTGGGTATCTTGTGGAACAAAGTTTGGCAAAACGCTTGGCGGGATATCGGGGATATCGGCAAAGGCTTGGGTCACAAAGAACGGGATTTTTCGTTGGACTGCTCCAATTTATTCACAGGTTAAATATGGATATCGTTATGCAAAGAAGATCTTTCCAGGAGAACCGCACGTCAAGCTCAATGAATCGGGTCCGTATATCACAATCCCGAAAACTGATACCATGTTGGAATTTCGGTCTGCAAAAAATCCTGAAGATCTTGAGGGAGAGGGATCAGCCGGAACTGGACTCGATGAAGCCGCAAAGATGGTCAGACAAGCGTATGACTCAATCAAAACAACGCACACAAGAACCGGAGCTCTAATTGCTGGGTTCTCAACCCCAAGGGGAAAAAACTGGTTTCATGAGAAATGCATGGAATCGAAAGATATTATGGAATGGTGTCTAAAGAACAACAAACCACCAACTCACATATTTCTCACAGCAAGAACCATTGATAACCCGTTTATTAGACCAGAAGCGGTTGATGAGGCAAGAAGGTCTTTACCAGACAGACTATTCAGACAGTATTATCTCGCAGAGTTCGTTGATGACGGGACGGTCTTTGTCGGAACAAGGGAATGTATTCAAAACCCCGAGAATGAACTAGAGCTATTCGGCCGAGTCCAACGGTGGATTCATAGCGATGCCAAGCAAAGAAACGTAGTCATCGGCGTCGATTGGGCGAAGTCTGAAGATTACACAGTATTCTATGCTTTAGACTATGAAAAGAAGCCGTATGAAACCGTTGGCATCATGAGGTTTCAAGGAATCAATTACACTCAGGCGGTGAAAGAGCTTGTGCTATTCGCAAGGTCATTCAAAAAAGCAGAACTTGTTAAACATGACAAAACTGGCATTGGCGGAGTTCTCGAAGATCTTCTTGGAGCAACGCCCCTTGCTTTTGAAGGGTATGTATTTTCGAACACATCTAAATCATACATCATAAATAATTTGATTCTCGGATTCGAGAGAAGAACCCTTACAATTCCAAACTGGACAACATTACTTCAAGAGCTTGACAGCTATGAAGTTCACGTATCTGAAGCTGGCAACATGAAATACTCTGCGCCTAGCGGTATGCATGACGACCTTGTAATTGGTTTGGCCCTCGCTTTGTCCGCAGCCGAGGAGTTCTCAACTAAGGCGATGAATCTTAGGTTTCTTGAAGATTTGCCGAACACAAAGTTGTCAATGGATGATTATTACAATGATATGATTGAAGACACAGACCAACTAAGTAATCAGATCTTTGGATTTAATATAAATGACGATTAATTAGGAGATTGGCCATGAGTCAAGCTGAAACAAAGGTTCTCGACGTTGCAAACGAACAATTTAAGGCCATTGAAAAGCAATTCGAAAGCGAGCTTATTGAGCATGCAAGAAAGTCGTATGACCATTCGACAGATGGCGAGCCAGGATCATCAACTGGTCTTGGAAATTGGGCAGAAGAAATCAAAGCTTATATTGATACGTGGTCTTTAAAGTCTCTTATCTTCTCTGAAGACTGGGTTTATATCGTCTGTGATTTGATTGCTCAAAAGATCTCGTCACAATACATGATTGTCATGTATGAAAAGGTTGATGAGAAAACAGGAAAGAAGATCATCGAGCCCGCAGAAGATCATCCATTAAATAAAAGGGTCGAAGAGCCAAACGAGTTTCAGGATTATCATTCTTGGATGTATCAGCTTATCCTTGAGTATGTCCTAATGGGTAACTCTATTGTCTGGGATCAGAAAGCAATACAACAGCTTCTCGTTATTCCAACTGAACAGGTCACCCTATCATTCGATCAGAAAACAAAAAGAGTTGACAAATATGTAATCAGTACGCTCACTGAGTTTCATGGCGAGATGATGGCTCAAAAGGTCATCGATATTGAAAAGAAAGAAGTCATTCACCCAAAAAGACCAAATCCTTCATCGCTTCTTTGGGGACTATCTCCATTCATACCCGGTCGAAAGTCGGTGTTATTTAATAGATACACATCAGACTATTTGAATTCATTCTATCTAAAGCAAGCAACACCTGGCTTTGTACTTGAAATGGATCGAGCAATTAACGAAGAGAATGCATTAAGACAACTTCGATCTTTCGAGATGGCATACACTGGACGAAGAAATCAAAGAAGAACCTTGATTTTACCAAAAGGCATCAAGGCCAACCCCGTAACTCATACAATCACAGATCAGAAGATCATTGAGCTTGTGAATCAGAATAGAGAAACGATTATCAACCTATTCAAGATTCCAAAGCATGAGCTTGGCATGCAGACAGCCGGCTCGCTTGGATCTGAAGAATACAAAACCGCACTCAAGAATTTCTGGGTTTCAACTCTGATCCCAACGATGAGAATGGTTTCTTCTTCATTCACAAAACACTTTAAGAATCAGCTTGGAGAGGGATATTTCTTTGACTTTGATATCTCTGGCGTTGAGATTCTAAGAGAAGATCAAATGGAAAAAGCGCTTCTTGCGAAAGAGATGGCGAACACGCTTGGGATAAACGAAGCAAACCAAAGGGTATGGGATGAGCAAGCAATTGATGCGCCAGGCGCAAATATACCTTTACTTATTAAAGAACCTTCACAGCCGCAGTTCTTCAATGCAAAGCCCCCTGAAACAGGAGAGCCAGTTGATAACTTTGAAGCAGAAATCGAACAAGAAATCCAAAGAATGTTTCATCCAGACGTTCAAAAGATTCTTAACAAACGCCCTAATTGGTTTAATGAAACTGCTAAGGCATTGACGGACGTATCAGACGGTCAAGAGGGCAAGATATTCGAAGATATTGTAATGGAAACAATCATCTCGATGTCAGAAGCAACCGTTCCTGTTCTCAATGATTATCTGGTTGATAAGACGCAAAAGGCCGCTGATATACCAGATAAGAGAGAATTAAGAAAAAGACTGGAAAAGGTCATGGATCAATTCAACGAGGTTTGGGTTGATTCGTATATTGAAGCTTTAGAGGCAAAGATTGATATTGGATATAATACACAGACGCAATTCGTATTTAACTTCGATGCCAGCCGTGAAGTCGATGTCTTAAGACAGAGAAATGCACAAAAAAGGCGAGCAATTCTAGAGGCAAGGGGTATTGAATCATTCTCGCAGATATCTAAGACACACACAGAAAGAATCATGAGAGAGATCATAAGGGGAGTCGATGCAAACGAAACAGTCGATCAAGTCGCGAGGAGAATCGCAGATACCTTCACCGATCCGGAATCTGTTCGAGGAAAAGCCAGAACCATCGCGAGGACTGAAATTCTTACTGCGGTATCTATTGGACAGAATGCCGCGGCTCAAGATGCGAAAGAAGTAATTCCAGGACTTAAGAAAGCGTGGATTACTGCGGACGATGAGAGGGTGAGGGATTCACACACCCAAGCCCAAGATCAAGGGCCAATAGACATGGATGAAGAGTTTTCAAATGGGTTGAAATATCCGAGAGATGTAAGCTCGGGCGATCCAGGAGAAGTTATAAATTGCAGATGCACGCTTATTCTTGTTCCGCCTGAAGAAGAATAGCGGCCAACGAAAACCTTATTTGGAGTATTGACATGAAAGCAAAAAGTAAAAGAAAGACAGCTGTGAAGGTTCCCAAAAATCTACAAAGGCTTTCTTGCGTCGCTTCTTCAGTTAAATCTGGTAGCGATGGCCTTTATATCGAAGGCTTTGCAAATAAGCCTGTTATCGATCGAGGCAAGGAAGTCATGGAGCCCAATTGTTGGAAACTGGATAACTACAAAAAAAATCCAGTGATCCTTTACAATCACGGCATGGACTCGGAGCTTGGCGGAACACCAATCGGTAAGGCGGTGATGGTCGAGCCAAGAAAGGAAGGATTGTTCCTGAGAGCAAAGATCACAAATGCCAATGATAAGAAAATCAACCTTATCAGGTCATTGATCGACGAAGGCATGCTGAAAGCCTTTTCCGTTGGCTTTGACCCCAAAGATTCTGAGAGAGATGCGGACGGCGTTACACACATCAAATCAGCTGAACTCTATGAGGTATCTGTTGTTGGTATTCCAATGAACCAAGATTCTTTGTTCTCAATCACTGGAAAGATGCTTGCAACGAAATCACTTGATCAGATCGGTGAAGAGATTTGCTCTAAGAAGGGCGCAAGGGTTGCCGCGGCAATTCACGCGAGGCTTGCAAAGCTTCAATCGAATGAAAATTTTGATCGGGATAAACTTCTCGGCAAGATTGGTAAATTATCCGACATGGACATGGATAAAATCAAGGAAATTCTTTCCGGAGATCTCACACCCATTCCAGAAGAAGCGCTTGAGGCATTTGCAACAATTTTGGGCATCGACGAAGCAAAACTCATAGAATTCAATAGGGCTGACATGGGGGACAACAACAATGAAGAAGGCGAACAAACAAACGAAGGCGATGAAAGCCAAGAGGGACAAGAAGAAGGCGGAGAAGAAAACACAGAGAGCGAAGAGTCAAACGAAGGGGCCGACTCCGAGTCAGATCGCATGGCAGAAGCCGAAGACCAAGAGACAGGCGAAGAATCTGAGAATGAAGATGATAAAGCAACAGACGAGGGCGGCGACGGCGAGCAATCAAATGAAGATGGGGACGACAGCGACAAGTCTGGAAAAGAAGACGGATCAGACGACGACGAAATGACAGAAGAAGAAAAGAAGCAAAAAGATTTTCAAGAATGCGTTAACGAAAAGATCCCGACCTTGATCGACGAAGGCATGGAGCAAGACCAGGCCGTTGCTGTTGCAATCTCAATGTGTGAAGGAAAAAATTGCCGCAAGCCATCCAAGGAAATGTATCAAGCTTGGTTCAAGTTGGCAGATGATTACACTGAGAGCAAAAAGTCCAATAAAAACAAGAAGCAAGCTGACCAAGACAAGGTCGATCAGACAACTTCAACCGTTGCAGCGGCGAACAGTGAATCAGATGATAATGATACTGGAAGCCCTCAACTCGACATGATGAAGCAAACCAATGTGTTACTCGGCGCATTAATTTCGGAAATCCAAGGTTTATCTGCTAAAATAGAAAGCATGATGAACAAACCAGAAGAGACCGATCAAACTACGGATGATCAAACACAAAATTCCGGAATGGATGAAAACGAATCAAACGATGAGAATGAAAAGGGTTTGGATTCAAAAAAAGAAATTTTTGATCTCTTAAATCTAAAATATCCGTTGAGTTCGACCGAAGAATGCAACGAAGCAAGAATCAGATTGAAGAAGTTTGGTTCAAGGGTCTGCAAAGACCAAGAAGAGCTTAATGCGATTTACGCCGAAGTCGTTGAGGCTCAACTAAGTCATGGTGAAAATCCCGTTATTGACGAAAATGATTTACTGGACAAATCGCTTTCAAATGATTTAAAGGTAAAGATAGCCAATGCAACAAATGTCAAAAACGAGAAAGAAACTATTGACTTATATAAGCAAAGACTTGAGAATTTAAGCAAACGGCTTAAATCACTCGGGATGTAACAGAGGATTAAGTCATCCGTTCGTATTTTTCTTTGGAGGAAAAGCAATGAACTTAGAGGAAATGAAGAAAAAGCAAGAGGAATTGGAGGCCCGAGTTGAGAAGGCCGAGAAATTCAAAAAAGACTATGAAGCGAAAGCTGCGGCTGATATAGCCGGCGGCGGAGCTCCTGAATTCCAACAACCAGTCTATGGCAGTCGGTCAAATTCCGATGAGCAAAGAGCCATGACATATTTTGGTTGCAAGTCTGCGCGAGATCTTCTCGACGTGAACACATGCGATCCAAGATATCAGCATGTTCCAATGGAACTGAAACAACTTGTCATGTCTTTCAAAGAAGATATGGACATTTCCAGAATGATTGCTCAAAGATTCCATGGCGCTCCAATGGATCGTGAAGATCAACTTGGAAAAGTTAAGGGAATTCTTGACACTCATTACGGAAAGACCGTTCTTGCGCCAAAGATCAAGACATTCGATTCAACAACACCTGGCGCCGGTGACGAATGGGTACCAACAGGACTATCAAGTCAATTCATCGAAGAATATGAACTTGATCGCGCTGTTGCAAATAAGTTCCGCACAATCAATATGCCAACACAGCCATATGAACTCCCAGTTCAAAAGGATGTGACTCGGGCAAGAATTCAAGACGAGAACGCGACAAAGACAGACGTGAACTTCGGAACAGACAAGATCACATTCAATGCAACAAAGCTTTGCGAATTCATGATCTTACCTGAAGAATTGAACGAAGATTCCGCACCACAAATTCTTGCGTTGATTCGTCAAGACGTTGTAGCGGCTCAAACAAGAGCCATTGAAGCTGCAATTCTCAACGGCGACACAACAGCAACACATATGGACAATGATACCGATGGCGGCGCAGCCGATCTTGCTGAAAAAGCTTGGAAAGGTCTTCGAAAGCTCGCATTGGAAAACTCAGCAAACGGAGTTGTTACAAACTTCGGCGGCGCTGTCACATCAATAACAAATCTTCGCGCAATGAGAGCCTCAATGGGCATCTTCGGCAAGAATGAGCGTGAACTTTGTTGGATCGTTTCAACTAAAGTTTACAATCAAATGCTCGATCTTGAAGAAGTCACAACCGTTGAGAAATATGGCCCAATGGCTACAATTCTTCGCGGTGCTTTGGCAGCCCTCGACGGTATTCCAATTGTTGTCAGTGAATTTGCCCGTGATGATTTGGCCGCAACCGGCGTAAATACAGCTGGTGGACCCAATGATTTCTCAGCAATTCATCTTGTGAATACAAAGCGATTCTATAACGGCATGAGACGACCCATTCGAGTTCGTGCTGTTGTCGATCCAACTCCTCCAAACGATCGTTGGTTGATCGCTTCTTGGACACGGTCCGATTTCCAAGGTCACGAACAAGGTACAAGAGAAAAATCAATCGCTCTTGGCCGAAACGTAGCCTAAGAATCGTGTCGTATTAAATACTAGAAGCGGTATCATGATAATATCGTGGTGCCGCTTTTTAAGTATTATCCTTGGAGTGTCTCAAGATGGTTCAGCCAAAAATCCCCCAATTGAGACTTTACGACTCGAAAGCGATATTCCCCTTAGAGTCGAGAACCCCCGACACATATCTTGAAAACTTTGATGTAAAAGGAAATTCAATTCTTTCGTCGGTATTTGTGAAAGACATGGATGCCGGCGCAACGCTTGAAGTAAAGTATTACGACAAAACAACCGGCGATCAAGTCGAAAGATATGATTTAAATAATCATGGAACCATTAATACCGCAGAGGGGCCATTCCCAAAAACATTTCGAATCATCGTAACAAGGATTCATCATAATCTATTTTGCGAGGTAACTCTTTCTGGTGGAAACGCAAATTTCTCCGTCTATACGAGTGCAATCGCAGATTTTCCGCAACAACCAAGTCTAAACGAAGGGGAGACCGTTGATCTAGTCGGTCATGCCGGTAACCCATTTGTTTTATATGATGAAACTGAAGGTAAATGGTATTTCGCCAGGGGCGACAACGGGATTTTACTTGTTGATTTTGCCGAAGGCGGATTAAATATATTTAATGGTACTCCGAAACAATCTTCGTCGGCGGACGGGTTGCAGTCAACTCCGGGATCTGAGCAAACTCTGATAACGGCGACTGTCCCGACCGGAAAAATTTGGAACCTCTATCGTGTCGTCGTGTCCTGTAGGGGCGTTGGGACCTTCAAGATTTTCAACGGTGCAAGCAGGATAGGTTCGGCCAGAACAGGGCCAAGCTCGGTAAATACCGCGTTCGATTGGAAGCCTCAAAGTGACCCCATTGTAGCATCCAGTTTGATCACGGTAAAATATACTCAAGCCTTTGGTCCTGCAATGGATGTTGAATCATACCTGTTTTACACCGAGCAGGACGCGACATAATTTCCAATCGTTATTAAAGGAGTATCACTATGGCAGACTCAAGAGAACTTTTCCCAGTATTGGCCGCATCCGATGGCGCGGGCGTCCCACTTGACCAAATGCAACAGGGCAACGACCCAACCAGTAAGAATGGTTCTATTGGATTCGCATTCCGCGATTCTTCTGGAAATGTCGTTCTCCCACAACTTGATTCAGCTGGCAGACTTCCTGTCATCACTGAAGGTCTCGGCGGAACAAGACAATATGCTTCTGGCGTTGCGACCCCATCGGCTTTATTGACTGACACTGATGTCATCACCGAAACTCTCACTGTTTCCACCGATTATATCGTTGGAACCCTTACTGGTTCTTCATTCCATTCAACATTGTGGAAATTGATTTTTGATGATGATGGCTCTGAAACTGAGCTTGCAAGATTCTTGACAGGACCCGGCGATTTCAATCACACAATCCCAACTGATTGCATTCAGTTCAGCGCTGGCGCAACAGGAACACAAGAGCTTAAAGTTGTTGCACAACAGCTTTGGGGCAAGCTTTCTGATATGCACGCTTCATTGTGTTACATTGAAGTTAGCTAATAGGTAGCCCATTACTTCCTTTAGGGGTTCTCATACATTTATGAGGCCCCGTTTTGAGGGGAAAATGATAAAAAGATTTTTGATATTATTTATTGTCTGTTTTTCCATACAGCTACAAGCCGCTGATTTTGCTCCGTCTTTTGAAACACAAGATATTGATGGCTCATCATCGCATTACAACGGAACCGTTGGGACTTCAGCCGTTTCGATCCCATCTAGTGCCGATAAAGTTATATCTGAGTTTATTTTGAAATGCCCAATACAAACTCCATTAACAAAAGAATGTCTTGTTTCTCTTGACGGCGGAACTAATTTCTTCAGTCTTCGAGTTGGGGAGCATTTAGGTTGGTCGCCAAAGGGAAGCATGAAACAAATACAGGTTAAAGGCTCAACATCAGGCGTTGAGTATGAGATATTAATGAATTTTGAGTCATTTTAATGAAGCGATTTATTCTATTTTTCTTGCTTTTGATATCTCTCAATGCCGAGAGTGCGGTTAACTTTTATGAGCGTCTTCAGATTGCCGGAACAATCATATTCGATAATTCGACCAATGATTTTACGGCCGATAATGTTCAAGACGCAATCGAAGAAGCAAAGAATACAGCCGAAGGATTTCCTAGGGCTGGCATTAGGGCAATAGCAAACGGCGTTGTTGGAAATGATGATTGGATTGGTCCTAACGAATTAATGCCAGATACTCCAATGGTTGTTTTTCCTGTTAAGACAAGGATAAACGAAATAACTTGGTCAAACGATCTAGATAGAACAAATAGGCAGTTTAGAATACAATTCAGATCAGGAAGTAAAACAGGAACAATATTCTATACCCTGACCGTCACAAGTACAAATCCTGGCTATGGATACGTTGATGGTCTTAGCTTTGAGTTTAATCCTGGAACAGCAATATTTGCTCAATATAAAGATGATGGCAATAACTGCTCTGATTTTGATTTAATACTTTGGATATCAAGGATACCTTGATGATAAAAAGACTTTACAATAAAAGCGGAAGCACAACACCAATCCTTGGTAGGGATGTGGCAAACGATGATTATTACGATGTTCAAAGAAATAGATTCCTAGAGCTTGCTGATGATATTTATGAAGAAGGTGACATATATCAAAAGATTCAAAGCGGAGATATTTGGGTTCATGATGGCGATGACTTTATTCTAGACAAAGATGATGCGATAAGATTTTGCGTTAAACTTAGCAGAATAAAAATAAAGCATAACGACGGAACAATAACTAGAGATCCTGACTCAATTAATTTCATAGGAAATGTATCAAGTCAAAAAGTAGGTGATCAGACCAATCTAAACATTGGCGGTGTATCTAACATTGGCATGCTTTATCCGATGTCGTTTGTTAAAAATGGATCAGCTCAAAATAAATATTCTGATAGTGAAGCCTGCAATATACCATCTAATTATGTTATGCAACCACTTCCATTCAACGCACAGCTTATTGGAATTGCGTTTACAAACAATAGAGAAGGCGCTGATTTTGATATCGAGGTTTGGAGATGTCAGAGAAACGACGGAATAAACGATGTCAATTGGTATGAATGGCAAGTGAGAGATGGCAGATTAGGTTATAAAACTAACATTTCTGGAAAGTCTGCAAATGCAGGAGATAAGTTTGCATTATTCATAGATGATGAGGGAAAAAATCCAAATGATATGGTTATTACATTAATTTGGAAGGTCTTAAATGACAACAACAAAGAAGAGTTTATTGAAAACTTTAGTGGATATCTCTAGGAGGAGAAATGGACGTAACAAAAGTAATTCAAATAGATCTTAAAGAAATGATGGTTCAATGCTGTTGTCTTGCTTGTGAAGCAAAAGAGATCGACAACGCCTATTGGGATACAAACGCAAATACATTGGTTTCAGCATTATCAAGTGACACCGATGCGGCAACATTGGAAACAAAGCTTACAAAGGCTGAATACATTGCCGGAATAACAATGGTTCAAAATCTTTTCAAGATGTTCAACAACGAAGCTGTCTCAACGGCTGATTACGAAGGTACATGCAATTTGCTCCGGTATGGTTCTCATGCGACAGGAAGTAAATTATCAGAGGCAACCGAAGAAATCGGCAACAGAATGAAACAGCTAGCGGTTGATATGATGACAACATATGGATATGCGAAGAAAGTTCTTCAGATTTACAACGCCGAAGAGGTTGGCGACATGATTGCCAATCTAGATAACGAAAGAAGAATTCCTGGATCAAACATGAACAAACAACAACTTAATGCCGCAATCACATATTGCAGCCAGTTTGTTAATTTCATGACATCTCAGGCGGTCACAACTGGAGATTACGCGACAACGGTTGCTCAATGGCAAACAATTTAAATAACAGGAGTATCGAGATGAAACCAAAGAATTTATTAGTTTATTACGGTTGGCTCAACAGTTTTAACAGCGCAGTAAATGGTTGGAATAATGAGAAGGTTGCTCAAGAACTTTCTAAATATCATTTATTGGTATTTGGTGATGGTATTCAAAGTTCTGGTCATGGAGATTACTCAAATACAACAACGATTATTGCAAGGATAAAAGAACTTAATCCCAACGCTCAAATATTTGGTTATGTGACAGTAAATCAAACATTTGCAAACCTAAAAACAAAGGTTGATGAATGGGCGACTCTTGGTATTCACGGGATATTCATGGATGAAGCCGGTTATGATTACGGAACATCGGCAACAAACGGTCGAGAAGCGTTCAATGATAAGGTCGATTACATTCACAGCAAAGAAATGATATGTTTTGCGAATGCATGGAAAGCCCAATATATCTTGGGAACTGAAAACGACGCTTCATATCCCAACACAACCTGGAATCCAAACCTTGTTGAGTCCAATCTATCTGAAGACGATTGGTGCCTCATGGAAAGCTTTGCCATTAAGTCTGATAAGAGCTATGAGTCAGCAAGTCAATGGGCATCTAGGGGCGATGAATGGAATGAATATGCCGCAACATATGGTATTAAGCTTGCAGGAAATTCCGTGATCAATGACTCAGATGCAAACGGACAAGACAAGTTTGATTTCATTTATGTTTCCGCTTGTTTGTGGGCTTTGGATGCCGTTGGATCTTCTCATGATAATTATGGAGCAAGTTCAGCAACATCGAAATTCTGGGATAGACCAGACGTTGATGTCGGGGAAATAAAAACAGAAAATCCTGTTGTCGAAGACGATGGCAACAAATATCTGAGATACTTCGAGTATGGAAGGATGATCTTGGATTTCACAAGCTCAAGCGAAGATAGCACCATAGAAAAATATTAATCTATTGAATGTTATCCAAAATATAAGCTATTGTTTGGAAAGGATTTGTTAACAATTTCTTTTCAACGAGGTAAAGACATGAAGCTTGTTTTGAAAAAGCATAGAACTTGGCAAAAGAACCCCGTATCGGTCTTTTTAAAGAGCGGCGGGATGGTCACATGGAACAAAGTCGGTGATGTTGTTGATGTGAAAGAAGAAGATTGCGGCGATATTCTTGAAAAATACAGTGATATTATTGGAAAAGATGGCGAAGTAAAGATCGAAACGCCAAAGGAAAAATCTGAGATACCAAAAGAAACCAAAATATCAAAAGCAACAAGCGCTCCAAAAAATAAAGCTGCAAAGCCCGAAGAAAACAAAACACCGGAGATTTAATCCATGGCGTGGACCGTTGACCCATATGCCCTAGTCGATCTTGCTGAAGCCAAGGAACATCTTGAGATTCCGACAGGCAATACCGGTGAGGATCAAGTTGTTACAAGGCTTATCAATTCATCGCTTACTCTCATCGAGCGTTATATCGATCGAAAGATTGTAAAAAGACAGTTTGATGAAGTTCAAGACGGTCGGGGAACAAATAGGCT